ACAATCTTTTTTTAGGTCTAAATGCAGGAGTAACAGGTAATCCCGGTGGTAATTTTACCACTGGAAGTAATGCACTTGTTATAGGTAATGTAAGTACTTCAGCAGCACATGTCCAAGTAGATTGGACAGTTGCATCTGACCAACGTGATAAGACAGACTTTACTGCATTAGACTTGGGCTTAGATTTTGTTAAGGCACTAGCTCCTGTAACATACAAGTGGGATAAACGTGCTAAATATGGCGATATTACAGCAGATGATTATGATCTTTCTGCACAGACACCAGATGGCACTCACAAAGAAGATTGGCTAGATATAGGCTTTAAGGCACAAGAAGTTGAAGCCTTAGAGCAAGCTGCGGGTTATAATAAAAGTAACAACACTAACTTAGTGTCAAGCCATACGAATGATGGCAAGCAAATGGGACTTCAGTACAGTAAGTTTGTACCAATCCTAGTCAAAGCCCTACAGGAACTCTCCGCAAAGAACGATGCTTTAGAAGCCCGTATCACAGCCCTAGAAGGAGCATAACCTATGACTGACACACCAACCAAAAAAGAAATTGCACAGCACTACACAGCGATGGGTCACTCAGTTGACCTTCTTAACGCTGGACAACCAGAAGACATGGAGGATGCCGATTGGACTGACATGAAGTCACGCAATGTAGAGCATTTAAAAATCATGGTGGCAAAAGACTACTGGACTGCAGAAAGTATGACTGCTGCTAACTCTGCTATTGCAGCAGCGGATAGCTTTACAGGATAAATTACTCTAATAACCCTTGATTTATTTAGCTTAGTGGTATAATAATACCCCATAACAATAACTCGAAAATCCAGCATATATGAATAATCTTTACCTGCTACACCCGGCAGATGTATTGGCCCAGTGGCCTATAATAAAACCACACATAGATAGCTCATTGGCCCACTCCGTGGGCGAAATGAGCACCTTTCAACTCTTTAAAAAAACGATGACCGGTGAGGTTCATGTCTGGGTCTATCTGGATGAACATACGCAGATTACCGCCGTTTTAAGCACCCGTTTCCTGCATTTTGAGAACCGCAAATCTTTGCAAATCATGACTTGCGGCGGTGCGGTAGAAGATTGGGATATTTGGCTAGATCACAATCACGTTTTTGAGAACTTTTGCAAGAACAACAATTGCTCATCCATACAAATCTGGGGCCGCAAAGGATGGGGCCGCAAGCTGGCTAAAGTAACCAGCGAAACAGGCAAATCCTACAAGCCAATATATTATGTATTCGACATGGAGATCGACAAATGACACTAACTAATCCTTTTGGTATTGACCGCTACTTAAACCCACGGCGATCTGGAATGATCGTTTTTAAAGGTGGAGGTGGCGGTGTTGCGCCAATTGTCGAAACGGTAGTCGATGGTGGTCTATCGGATGATCAGTACAACACGTTGCTGGGCCGTATTGGGGATGTAGGGATGTTTCAAGACCTCCCAACTGACCCTAATATGCCCCGACCAGCAGTAATGCCGGTAGCTCCAACGGGGCTGTACGCTGAAGCAGATGCTATTGGAAAAAATCTTGATACAGGGTTTGCTGGCGTAACCACTGGAATAGAAGGTATTAATACTGGAATTGCTGGCGTAAATACCGGATTAAATACAGGCTTTTCTGATCTCACTACCTTACTTGATCAATACAAAACGGATCAAACAAACCAATTTGGCGCAGTAAATACGGCAATGGCCGACAACGCAGCAAACATAAATACTGGCCTTGGTACGCTCCAGACCTCACAAGACACCGGATTTAACAACATGGGCACCCGTTTTGATACTGTCGATACTGCAGGAGCTAATTTGCAAACTGCTGTAGATACTGGTTTCCAAGACACTGCCGCAACATTAGCTAATACAAACGCTAATATTAATACTGGTTTTGCTGATGCTAATACCGCTATGGCCGGGGGCTTTGCAGACACACAGGCAGGGATTACTAGCGCTGCTGACGCAGCTAGCACCCAGCTTAGCGGCGTTTCTGATAATGTGATGGCTGGTCAGAGAGGTCTGGCTACGGATCTTAGCACAATGTCTGCTAACCAAGATATTTATGCTGGATCCGTACTTGGTAATCAGGAAGCTATGCGGGGTACGCAGGATACATTCCAAAGCAATTTCGATGATTATGTTGATCGCTACAGCGATGATACCCGTTTAGCTCAAGATACCCGCGCAGATATACAGACTGCAAATGCCAACGCTAATCAGGCCTTGCGGACGGATATTGGCAGACAATCAGATATTGCTAACACGCAAGCTCAAGAAACAGCTCGCCGAGTACAGGCTGTACAGATTAATCAAGCTAAAAACTTGGCTATGCAGGTCGCTAACAATGGTGGAGTTGATGCCGGGACACGGCAGAACTTTGCTAATCTAACTACAAGCTTCGACAACTCAGGGAACTTAATTCCCTCATCTGTCGATGGTACGGGGAATAGGGTAAATCGAGCGATAGACCAACAAGGTAATTTGGTCCTGACCTCATTCAACAATCTGGGTCAACCAATTGGTAACCAGAGTATCAATATCGCGCAGTCATTAGGTGTGCTCGAACAGTTAAATAGAAACAATACTGCGAGCACAGGCTTTGCTGCCCCTTACCTATCAACAGGATAAACATGCACCCACAAGCAATTTCCGCCCAAGGCATCAATCTGGTAAAAAAGTTTGAAGGTCTGCACCGAGTGCAGCCCGATGGTATGGTTTCGAGTTACCGCTGCCCTGCAAACCGTTACACATGCGGATTTGGTGCCACTAGAGGCGTCAGATCAGGAACTAAGTGGACTAAAGAGTACTGCGAGCAGCGGCTTATTGAAGATCTAAATGAGCACGGCAAAGCTGTTAAACGCCTTGTTAATGTCCCCTTATCTCAATACCAATATGACGCTCTCACGTCTTTCGTTTTTAACCTCGGAGCCGGGGCTTTTAAAAGCTCCACCCTCCTAAAAAAGCTCAATCAAGGGCTATACGATGAAGTCCCAGAGCAGTTAATGCGATGGAACAAAGCTAGGGTAGATGGCAAGCTCACGCCTTTAAACGGGCTTACCCGGAGACGTGCTGCAGAGGCTTCTTTGTTCTCCTCAGATGCTGCTCTGCCCTCCGATGAGGGCGGCTCAGAAATGCCTCAGAAGGTATCTGCAGCTGCACCCAAATCTTTGGCTAAGTCTAAGACAATGGCAGGAGCAGGTATTGCTGGAGCTGCCACTGCGATGAACGAGATCTCAGGCCAGCTGCAGGGCTTATTGCCATATGCAGACAGCCTCAAAGTACTGTTCTTAATCTGCGCCATAGGCGGCATAGGCCTCGCCGCATACGCACGATTTAAGGACCACTCAGACGGGGTTCACTGATGTTTATCTTTGGTAAGATCAAGATGTACATAATAGCTGCTTTGGCTATGGCCATGCCAATCATTTACGTGATGGGCCGTTTGGCTGGGGCGAACAAAGAAAAGCAGAAAGTCCTTGAGGACGATTTACAGGCCGCGAACAAAAAAACTGATTTTTATAAGGCGATGGCTGACCATGAAAAAGATCCTGCTCTTAGTACCCGTGATGGTCTCATTAATCGGGTGCGGAACGGTCTATAGAACACAGCTAGAGGCGTATTGCCCCGCTGTTGTTGTCTACTCCGATGAATTTAATACAGGGCTTTCAACTGAGCTCGATAGCCTACCGCGCCAGAGCACTTACGTGCTCACGGCGGTGGGGGATTATATAGCGCTACGCGATGAGCTCGCTGTCTGTGCGAGCGAAAGGGAGAAGTTCTGATGGCTGAAGACGAGAAAAGCATTGGGCAGTCTATTAAAGACTCGGTCTCAAACGCCCTGTCAGATTTTAAATCTTACCAAGAAGATAACCTTGCGAAAGCTAAAGAACAGGGGGCTACTGGCTGGTCTGATTACCATAGCGGTAAATCAATAAACCCGGCTACAGGTAAGCTTGAATACGGCTTAAATACAGGTGGCGATGGGGAAGAATATGGACCTCCCGGTGGCGGCGGTTCTGCAGCCCCTGCCGCTCCTGCCGCTCCTGTCTTAACCAGATCCCCCGGTAACGTCAGCGCTGCAGACATCCTTAAGATGGCCGAAGACGCTGGGCTTGTGAAATCACAAGCAGATATGGAAGCTATTATAGCTGACCCAAACGGCTTTTTAAGCACTCGCGGTATGACGCTCAAAGATCTAATACCCTCAATGGATGCGACTGCTGCTGGTACAAACCTCGACCCGTATGACACACGATATGACCTCGGCACCGATCCTACCCTGACCACAGCTACGGTTGATGATGTGAACGCTGTTGCTGGAGTTACGAATCCTGGCGCGCAAACTTACACAGGATCAACAGTTACAGGGAAATTAGACGATAGCACCAAGGTAAATGCTGAAACAGGAACCATCGATGACGATAATCTTGTTGATACTAGCGATATTGAGATCGATGTAGCTGCAGAGGCTGAAGGCACAGGCGTACTGGGCAACTCTCTGAACGATTTTGCCACCCAAAACATCTCCACAATTATCGATACATCCACGCCAGCTGGTAAGCTGCTATCAGAAAAGCTTGGTGAGGGCGGTTATACCGACCACAAAGCAACCATTCTAGGGCAAATGGATATTATCTCTGCTGAGTTTAAGGACAGCAACGGTAATCCAAAAATACCGCCTTGGGCACAAGCAATGGTCAGAGAGACCGAGAAGACTATTGCTTTTAGTGGCATTACTGGGACAGCGGCAACCGCTGCCTATGCGAATGCTGTGATGGAAGCGACATTGGGTGTGGCTGATAAAGAGGCTGCTTTCTTCCAAACAATAACTACTAAGAACCTCGACAATCGCCAAGAAGGAATAATTAACAAAGCAAAGATCCTAGCTAATTTTGAGTTGGGTAATCTTAATGCTCGAGAGACATCTGCAGTCACAAACGCCAAAGCTTTTCTGGAAATGGATCTGAAGAACCTGACTAATGAGCAGCAAGCCGAGGTCGTTAACAAACAGGCAGTCGTACAAGCTCTTTTTGAAGACCAAAAGGTCATCAACAGCCAGCGATTATTTACGGCAGAAAGCCGAAACGAGATGGCCAAATTCTATGATGAGCTAAACTCAGCAATCGCTCGGCACAACTCCACAGAGATGAATACCTTAGCTAAGTTTAACGCTGGGGAAACTAATACAGTTGAACAGTTTAATGCGGAAATGTCGGATAGCCGAGACCGTTTCTACAGCGAAATGCAGTATAATATTGATGTCAGCAACGCTAAGTGGAGACAGACAGTCGAGACTACGAATACAGCTATGATGTTTGAAGCTGTGGGGCAGGACGTTAAGAACGCTTTAGATATCTCTACAGAGGCTCAGAACAGGCTTTGGGACAGTGTAGATAACCTGTTGGACTATATCTTTAAAGGTGCTGACAATGAGGCTACCAGAGACGCTGAAATCCTAGCTGCTCAAATCAAAGCTCAAGCTGACAGCGGAAGCAGCTCAGATGGTAAGTGGGGAGCCTTCGGCCAAATAGCTGCAGCTATTATTTCGGCTCCTAGTGACCAGCGCCTCAAAGAAAACATTGAACACTTAGAAACAGTGGACGGTATTAGGTACTATACTTGGGATTGGAACGCCGAAGCTAAGCGCGTGGGTTTAAATACCGGGCCCACCTTCGGCGTGATGGCTCAAGAGGTCCAGAAAACGCATCCCCAAGCAGTTGTTCAAGGCCCACAGGGATACTTGTTAGTGAATTACGGAGCGCTGCCTCAGTGAGCTCAGACACAGTAATACCCTTTCCCCAGCAAAGTGCTGTTGACCGCCAGTTCAAAGAACTGGAGCGGCAACGCGAAATAATCAGACAACAAGCACAGTTGATAGCGGAGCTTAAAAAAAATGAAGTTTGAAGATGCCATTAAGAAGTCCATTGCAGGATTTATCGAAGGCAAGGTGCCCCGCAATATTGCAGAGATGTCTGAGGAGGGGCTGATCTATACGCCCGAGTACCTAGACAAGTTGGAAGAGGCGATGATGGCAAAGCCAGAGGCTGCTGAGCCAACCGAAGAGGAGTTGCTCGATGCAAAAGCTTAGTTCGCCAATCCCCGGAGCTAACTTCACCACTGATACCCGGAATTATAGCTGGCATCGTCCGCCCGATATCGTGGATTATGATGAGGGCGTTGAGTATTTTATCACTAAGATGGATGAACCCCGGGAGACTGACCTTATCATGTCTCTTATTGATCTAGAGACCCCGATCACAGTTATAACTGCTAGCCTAATGCTGCAGGGCATCAGCCGGGGTAAGATACCCATTGACCTTGCCATACTCATGGCGGGGCCTGTGGCTCGATATATTGAGATTATGGCAAAGGTTGAGGGCAAAACCTACGAGATGGGTGCTAGTGATAAAGATCGTGTATCGATTACTCCAACATCATTGCAAATAGCGCTTGGCCTAGTGGAAGCGGAAGACGCAACCCCCGCACCAGAAGCTGTTGAGCAGACGCTTGAGGAACCGCCAGAAGGCGGTCTCATGGCAATGCCAGAGGATCCTTTAGTAGCATCCGAGGACGAACAAAAATCCATGCTTGGCATGGACGAGGAGCCTGTTGAAGAGGAGATGGTTGATGGGATGGCGTGATGTACAAGCTGGGGTTGCTGACGGAAGCATAAACTACGCTCAGAAGCCTGACAAATTCGGCAGTTTTCTGGAGGGTTTTGCCTCTGTCTATGTGCCTATGATGACTAAAAAACAGGACGCTAAGCTTAAGGCAGACGCCCTTAAAGCAACTGATCTCAAAGCAGAAAAAACACGTTTAAAACTGAAGCGTGAGGAGCAAGAAGAAGAAAACGCCCTGTACCTTAAACAGGCCCAACAGATTGCCCGGAACGTAGGTTTTGAGGGAGATGATGGCACGATTAACTATATGTTTAATCAGCTAGTGACGTTTAAAGGAGATGCATCTAAAGTTGAAGCAGACTATGCGGCAGCGGTCAAACGCAATGGCATAACCCGGCGAGTTGAAGAGTTTGCTGGCCCAGTTATACCAGATATTCCGCGCTCTGACATGCCCGAAATGGATAGGCTTGTCCAAGGTGAATCTGCCGGGGACATTAACGCAACCCTGATTGGTCAAAAAGACGGTAAGAAAACTTTCTTTAAAACAGACAAACCTGTGTCTGAGATGACCATGCCAGAAATTCTAAAGCTTGTTGAAAGAAATGGAGATTATTTTAATTGGTCTAAGGATAATATGCCCCCGGATACGGAAGCTTTTGCAGAGGGTTTGGCGAGTACTCCCGTTGGTAAATACCAATTTGTAGGAAGTACGCTGCGTAGTTTTCTTGGTACAGACAGTAATGGTAAGGATAAACTTTTTAATAGATTAGGCTTTACTAAAAGTACTGTATTCGATGAAAAAACTCAGGATAAATTATTTATAGCCTACGCTCAAAACAGGCTTGCAGGGGTCCGGGGCACACCCGGGGCGACACCAGAAAGAATTAAACGCTCTGAGCGTAACATTCTTAGAAAAACTTGGGAGTTTCTAGACCGGAAAGATAAAGGCGGCAATTACCTGACCTCAGATGAAGATGTCGATAAGCTTATTGCAGAGATCGATACAGGCACAGCAGACCAAACCATTGATAACATAAGCAACAGCCAAGCGTTTAAAGAATGGGCTGCTGGGGATAAATCTCAGCCCTTCGAGGGCACTGAAGGCGGTTATCAAGAGAACGTAATTACGTTGGAGCCAATGAAACCAGCTGGGTATGATCTTGATTTTGAAAACATTAAAACTGCGAAAGACGCAGACAGGCTTATTGCAACGATTGAGGCTGATGATACCATTGGGGAAGTAGAAAAGAATAGGGCTCTTGCCCAAGTGCAAGAGTTTATGACTACTTTAGACGTTTTCGACTTTGCAGAGTTTACGGAAGGAAACCGTATTACAGATGCAAATAAAGCAGAGGCCGCTATACTTACTTTGCAGAATAATAAAAACATTCCTGCAGACGATCTTGAGGGTTATGTCGAGCAGCTCACTGAGATGGCATTTAAATTCAATAGCGCAGCTGTGAAAAAGGCTGAGGCTGCTAAGGATCCCATAGCTTACTTCCCTGTTGGAGATAATGGTTTAGTAGACTTGGGCTCTCAAATGCTCATCAGAAAAGGCACTCGACAGGTAGCCAAAGAAGACGGCGATGGTAGTGAGATGGTTACCGAAGAAGTGTGGGTAAATCATTTAACTGGTGACGTAGTTGAGAATGTAGATACGGGCCGTGTATTTGCTGAAGGCGAAGCTGCCACAATGATTAAGTTGTACAACGAGCCTATTTCAAAAGCATCTGAGATAGTCCAAGAAGGCATTGGCGTTATAGATAATTTACTGGAATATCGTCGGTTAGTTACTGAAAACCCTTCAGCGATGAACACTTACTTATCAGCTGCAGGTAACCTTAATACGCAATTTAACGAGTTTGGTACGGCTCTTAAAACAGCGTTTGGCAATGCGGGTTCAAGTGGCGTTACCTATCAGGAGTACGAAAGCTTAGCTACTCCCATGTTTGAAGCGCTAGGTGCGCCCTTAAATAAAAAACTGTTTGCTCTGCAGTTACGTGCTGCATACGATCAGGCCCGTTTAATGGGATCTAGTGGCCAAGGACTATCAGATAGAGAATTAGGACTTAACTTGATAAGTGTTGGGGAAGGACTGACTCCGAAGCAAGCTCTGATACAAATAAACAGTATGCTTGGCCGCACTCTTACTACTGTTGAAAATCAGCGTAACGGTAAGATTGGTTCTATTATCGCCCAGAGAAAACTGACTGAAGGGTTACAGGCATACCCTTATGGACAAAACTTCAAAACTGACTACGCAGTAAAAGCGTTTACTACAGAAGACGGTAGTAACTACACCCCAAAGAAAGCGCAGCAATTTACAGACGCACTTGAAGGCAAAACTGAGTTGAACGCAATAAGTGAAACTGAAGTACCCACAGCGCAGACTTTAGAAGTAACAGAAGAGACGTTAACTTCTCTAAAAGAAATTCCAGACATGGTGGAAAAGCTAAAGCCCTTTCTAGGAAAAACCGTCGAAATCTTTAGGGACGAAACTGGCCAAATTCAATACAGAGAGGTTACTGAGTAATGTCTTCAGCAGAAGAAGAAGCCCTCAAAAAACTTGGTATTACCCTTTCCCCTACAGACGCTGGGGAGGTAACCGAAGAAGATCTTTTGAAAAAACTCGGTATAGAATTACCTCCGCCTTCTTTCGAGGCTGCTTTCCCGACCAATATGTACGATGGCCTTAGCCTCGGAGAGGCGATGGACCGCTATAAGGACATTGTTTATCAGAAAGACGAGAACGGGGAACATACCAGAGAGCTGAACCCGAATATTGAGCTGGTTGGTAACTCCCACAGATTTGTAAGGGAAGATGGCAGTGACTCACTGATCCCGGAACCAGAAACCAGTTTTATGGGCGGGGCAAAAATGCTCTTTGGGGTATCCCCCTATGATGTCACTGCAAAAGTTGGTGGGCCACAAATTTTAAGTAAGGGTATTCAAGAAAGCGTATCTGGTTTGAGAGAGGCAGACGCCGCTTTTTTAGAAAAAACAGGTGGAGCTGATCTACTTAGATCCTCTCCAATTGGCGATCAATATCCAGATGACCTTGTTGAGAGCGCCCAAGAAAAGGCAGTGAATGTCGATACTGGCGGTACTTTTTTTGATGCGCTGATTGCTGACGCTGGCCCTGCCATCATTGCTGGTCTTCCCGCTGGAATGGGCACAGTACGTGCTTTATCAGTTATACCGCAAACAACATCTAAAGTAGCCAATGTTGTCATCAACACCTTTAAAGGTATTACCGCAACACTCACTGGGGAAACGGCTGCAACGCTGACCACAGGCACAGACGAAGGTACGCTTGTAATGGGCCCAAACGCTACCTTTCCAGCCTTCCCTGACTTAGTTGATCTAGGGGACGAGGAAGCAGACAGGGTCATCGAACACAGGTTGAACACGCTGACTGAAGGCATGGCCCTTGGCGGGGTTGTTTTAGGGGCGATAGCTACAACAAAGGCCGCTACCACCACTGCAGCTCAGTTTCTTCTGAACGGATTTGTGACTGCAGCTAAGGGGCCAGAGAAAGCTGTTTATATGCAGTTATCTCTCGAGCTGGCTAACCTTCCCCCTGATGCTAACGAAGCAATGCTGGCAGAGGCGCGTCAGCGCATAGCTAAGATTGTGGAGGACAATAAGGAAGTCCTAGTACAATCTATTCGTGGCATGGATGAGAACCAACAGGTCACAATTGATACGGTGAGTGCGCTTCTTAAGGGCACTGATAATCAAGCTGATCGAAGCAATGCCTTGGGTGTTAGGGCTGGGGCCATGAACATCCCGGGGTCACCTGTTGTGGATGCTGTTGATGCGCCTATCGCAGCTGTGCAGCAAGATCTTAGACTTCAAGCTCAAGAGCTGGGTGGAGAGACAGCTGCTCAGCAGACTGCAAAGCTCGAAGAGGGAGTTGAGCTTCTTACAGATACTGCTCGGGGATCTGTGGATGAGGTCAGTGGTGGTCTAGCCCAAGCCCAAGCAAAGTATGATGCAGACTATGCAAAGATCATGGAAGGCTTTGATCAAGATCTAGAATTTACAAGTATGCTTGATAGGTTGACCGCTCAATATGGCACAGATTTAGAAGGCCCTGCGACAGCAACAAGGGACCGAATAAAAGCGTTGCTTGAAAATGCCTATGTCTCGCAGAAAACTACAAAAGATAGCAAATATGCCGCTGTAAGCGGCGGACCAATCGATGCAGAAGCAATTATCGATCAGTTTGAACAAATCAATCTAGGCAGCATTACTGAGGCGGAATACCTGCTTAAAAGTAATCGCCCGGTAGCAACATTGCATAAGCTTGTGCAGCCTAAGATGGTTGCGGATGAAGCTGGTGAAGAAGGGGCAATGCGCCGTGAAACACCAGAGGAAGTTATAGATCGTGTACAGCTGTTCATAGATAATGATCCAAAGCTTAATTTCGGCTTTTTCTATAAGCAAATTCGGCAGGAGCTTGGGCAGCTGGCTGGAGATCTATACACGCGAGGTAATGGCTTAGCTGGATCTAAAGTGCGGGAATTTATAAAGTTTATCGACAACGACATGCTGGACTTTGTTGAGCAAGAAGGCGGCGATGCGCTTGCTGCAAATGCGCGTGAAGCTAAACGATATTTCGCAGAAGATTACATGTTCAAATCTGGTGGCCCCGGGGCACCTCAATCAAAGCTAGCTGAATATGCTGAGCTGTACGATAGTACCCTTGGTCGTACCAACAGGCAGGATCTCACCGCAACAATGACAGGTGGGGGATTTAACAGAGATGCTTACGACAGCTCCTTTGAGGATCTGTCCACCAGCTGGTTGGAGCAAGGCAACCGCTTTGATATTGCACATCTCAAGAAAGCTCTGAGCACCCTCAGAGGAACAGATGGCGGCGAGATTGCGGATTATATGGTACTGAAGGTACTAGGTCGCTTTGCATTGGATGCTAGGGCGGGTGGTATTGACGGCATTGACTATGGCAAGCTGACCAGCGAGCTCGGTAAATACTCAAGCGTATTATCTGCTAATTTTCCGCAAAAAGCTGACTTAATTAATGGCTTTCTAAAACGACTTGAGACTGCCCGAGGCAGTCAGGATGAGTTACTTAAAGTACTCGAGAGTACGAAGGCTAGTGCAGACAAAGGTATAGCGCAGCTGCAGGGCAGTATTCTTACAGAGTTCTTTGATAAGTCACTTACCCCACAGCTAAAGCAGATTGCTAACAGCTCAGAGATCTTTGCGACATCTGACCCGTACAAAGCGTTCTCTGGGTTCTTTACCGGGGCAGAGACTGTTAGCCGAATGCGTCAGCTTCTACAGGCGATTGAAGCCTCACCAGAGGCTAATCGTCCTGTGATCAAAGATGCGTTAAAGTTAGCTTACAATAAGTTTTTAGATGATAAGCTTATTGGCAGAAAGTTGCAGACTAGCGGTGTAACACCCATGAACGTGGCTCCCGGGGAGAGAGCTGCTGATGAGCTCACCCCCCTGTTTAGGGTCGGCAGGGAGATCTACGGAGATG